ATGGAAGCTATGCTGAACTTCATCCCCGCGCCCATCGCCATCGCTCTGATGCTGCTGGGCTTCGTTGCTCTGGCGGTCGGCGGCATCCGGCTGGGCTACAAGGCCACCGTCAAGGATCTGGCTCTGGAACTGGTCGAAAAGGCCGAGCTGTCCATCATGGGCAGCGGTCAGGGTGCCAAAAAGAAGAAGCAGGTGTTCGCTGCTCTCCGCGCCAAGTGCCCGGCGGCTATCCGCTGGGCCATCACTGACGAGGTGCTGGATACTGTCATCGAACACGCCTTTGATGTTATGACCGCAGCACTGGGCAAAAAGTCTTGACTGCTGCATGAGTTCCGTGTAAAATAGAGGCACTTGAAAAGCTTCGGCTTTTGTAGAGAGTGGCCCGGCATGGTCCACTCTTGATTTTATATTTGGCTGCCTCGGTAGCGCGCAAAAATCCCCCTGCATTGACCTTCGGGCCAGTGTAGGGGGATTTTTTGTTTGTTAGAACTTCATCTGCGCAGCATCTTCAACGCTCACATCGTCAAAACACCGGGTCAGTTCATCAAGGACTTTGCGCTGCGTCTTCTCGCTCAAACCGGCGTTGCGCATCGCCATGACACAGTAGCCGATACAGGCTGCGTTTGACCACGGCCCATTCAGGGATAGGAGCAATTCTTCCATATCGATTACCTCCGAAGATCTCCGTTGTATACGCGAACCAGCACCCAGTCGCGCAAAGGTTTGATGTTGCCGCTCCAGTCCCGGAGGGCTTCGTCGGTGCCGCAGGCCTCGCAGATGTACACACCCTTGGCGTGGCGGCTCAGTGCCCCGTGGGTCAGTTTGTCCGGCATCCTCTCGCCACAGCGGGGGCACAGCGGCCAGCCCTGCTGCTGGTCATAGACCATCTTCTCAATAGCTTTTTCGTCCGTCATTCTTCACCCTCCAACAGTTTATGAAAATCGTAAGCGCGAACAGGCGTCAATCCATGCAAGGGTATATCGCCGCGGTGTACGTATGCCTTGCATCCGAAAAAACTCTCTGCGTGATCATGACTTTCGACCACATCGCTGCGCCTTAGATCGACCTCGACAACGTAAATGACTGGCATCCCACGGAGAATAAGGAATTTGCAAGCATCCAGCGGCTTCCGGCAGAGGAAGACATCGCCCATGACACCCGCCTTTATGACACCATCCTTCCGAATGCTTTCTGCAGCTGTGCTTGTCGTTGCGTGATAGAACTTCATACTTTGCTGCACCTCATTTCATGTTCTGCCGTTCCCACATCAGCCAGCGGTTTACTTCCTCGCCGGGCATGGACTTCGGCTTGCTGGTTTCGATGTACTCCCGCTCTCCGAAGATATCCAGCTGGTCGATGTCGTCAGGCGACTGGGTGATAATCTTTGCCGGCCAATCGCCCACGCCAGGGACTTCAATGCGGCGCAGATACAGGTTGCTGTCAAAGTACCAATCACTCTTGATGTATCGTTCTTCGGCATCGGTTAACTCGATGGCCTCAATGTACTTGCCGAGCGCACCGAAGACTTCCAGTCTGGTTGGTGCTTTGTCGAAGTCGGTCACATCAAAGAGTTTGATATAGGAGATTCGGCCGCGTTCAACGGCAAGCTCCTCGATGGTGCCGGAGTATTTGTAAAGTTTCATTGTCATATCCTCCAAATGCCCGTATAGCCAGATAGCGCAGCTTTTCGGTTTTTAGGCGGCGGTATTTTCGCTCTCGGCCTCTGTCAAAAATGCAGAGGTGAGATGCAGGCGGGCGGTCTTGAATTCCGGGCCTCTCATGCCAAGACGCTTGGTGAGCACTCGCATCATCAAATCGTGCTTCTGCTGCTGGGTGTAACCGCTGATGGACTTGAAGTGAAGGTTGTCGTGGTCACAGTTGATAGCCCATGCGCTCATTGCCAAGCAGAACTGAACGTATGCTTTGATGCGCCCGGCGTGGGTGGTTCCGTTGAACAGCCGGAACTCCACGGTGCCCTTTGTGAAGAATGCATGGAGGTTGATTCCGTGATAACGGGTGCTGTTGTAGTGGGAAGAATCCACACCTCCATCATATCCGTCATTCACCACGCTGTACCAGATGCGCTCTGCATCGTTCCGGCTTGCCCGGCCGTTCTTCTTCATTTCACGGAACAGGGCAGGGTTGATTTTGTGGCACCAGTGGTCTGCGCGGCTGCCGATCTGCAGGGCTTCGTAGAACAGATCCTGCCGCCCGGTGGCGAAGTTCAGCAGCCGGCAGAGGCTTTCGGGCGTGTGGTTCGCACCGTCAACGTGGACGTGGATACCACAGGAGCTGTTCGCCATGGCACCCTTCTTGACCAGTGCCCGGATGACCTCTTGCAGGTCGGTGATGTCCTCATACTGGAGAATCGGGGTCACGACCTCGCAGCGGTAGGTATCGTCTGCCTCTACGATTGCACCACCTCTGCGCCGCCGAGGAGTGATGGAACCGTCTCTCATGCACTTCCATACGCGGCCTTTGCTATCCTTGGCCTCGTACGTCTGGTAGGTGCCACCTGCAAAGTGGATACCGCCGACACCGAAGTAGTTGGCGATGACGGAGGCGGCTGTTCCGCGGGAAACGCCCGTCATTTCAATCTCAACGCCGAAGTTTTGGCTCTGAATCGTGACCATCTTTGCGCCCTCCCCTTAGTGCAGCTGTGCAGCGTGCTTGTGGTAGGTGACGGTGTAGCGGCCACCGTGCTTGACGACCTTGATGTCGTCCATCTTCACGCGCCGGACACCGAACTTCTCGTGGATGTACTTTTTGACCATCGGAGCGGCCTTTGTGGTCACATCCAGCGCACTGCCATTGCTGCGGCGGCTCTTGTAGCGGTCAAACCGCTTCTCCTCGGCGGCGTTTGCTTCCTCCTCTGTGCCGTAGAATCCATCCTGTGCGCGGTTGTTCAGACGGTAGAACTTCTTGTTGCTGATGACCTCTAGACGCTCATTCCAGACGGTGTTCCAGCGGTCTTCCTGATTGGGCTTGATGTCGTCCTTGACCCGGCCAACAATCAGCTCCACACCCTCGGTGCCAAGGTAGTTGTTAAATGTGGTGAGCAGCACCCGGATGATCTCGGTGCCGTTTGTGAGGTCAATGTGAGCGACCTCGCCCTGGCTTCCGCCCATCGTTCCGGCGTTGATGTAGTAGCCCTGCGCCATGTAGCTGTTGGCTGCTGCGGTGAACTCTCGGTTGATGTCAATGAACTTCATGCTGAAAACCTCCGATTTACTCTTGACAAATCTTCAATAAAAAAATAAAATGGAGGTGCAAGGGGCTTGTGGATAACGGGCTTTTAGCGGTTAGCGGTTCAGGGTGCGATCCTGAGCCGCTTTTTTGTATGCTTCAAAGCGGGCTACCTGCTCGGCTCTGGTGAGCTTTGCAAATTCCTTGCTTGTCATGGAGCGCCACCCCCTTTGGGTTGCTCCCTTGCACCTCTTGACCTCCTCTCTATGTCTGTATTATACTACGAATTTCGTTGTATGTCAATAAGAAAACAACATTTTTCGTAAATTGTTTTACGAAATTCGTTGCAATTCTGCGGCGAGTATGATATAGTAAAGAAAAGGGAGATGCCTACATGATTCGCATTAAGTTGAAAGCCGTCCTCGCTGAAAAGGGTATCAAGCAGAAAGATTTGGTTGAAATGACTGGGATTCGTCAGCCCACGTTGTCGGGCATGAACAACAACTCCGTCAAGCATATTCCGCTTGATGTGCTGGACAAGCTCTGCACCGTTCTGGACTGCCAGCCTGCCGATCTGCTGGAGTTCGTGCCGGATGAGAATGAAAAAAGCCCGGACGCTTGACGCATCCGGGCAGGAGAGGTTATTTCTTGCGAGACTTGTTCACGGTCTGAGGGATGTGCCGCACCTCTTTGACCCTACGCTCCGGGTTGGGTTCTCTCACGATGAGGTCATCCAGTTCGCAGTCAAGGGCCTCGCAAATGAGGTCGAGATCATCCAGGCTGACGCGCTCTGCAAAATCGTGGTACAGCTCATTGATGGTCTGGGAGCGAATCCCTGTTGCACGTGCAAGTTCGCTCTGTGTCATCCGCCTTTCGCCGAGGCGGGTAGACAGCAAAATTCTAATCATAGCCTTTTGTCTCCTTTTACCGAAATTTTAGCCGATATGTACCCGGCTTGTCTGCATTTTGGCAGAAAACTTCATATTTCGGGAGTTTTTTCCGATTTTCGGTAAATTAAGACAGAAAAGCGCCCACGCTGCCGATGATGGTAACGTGGGCGCTTTTTTCATATCAGAGTGACATTGGGAATCTCGCAAAACAAAACGAACACATTGCCGACCATTTGAATGGTGGTTCTGTGTTCGTTTTGCTCTTGATTGGTGGAGAATAGCGGGATCGAACCGCTGACCTCTTGCAT